ATGATCAATAGCAAGAAAGCCTTCGGCTCCAGTTACTTTAAATCCGTTTTGTGTCTTAACAAAGGTGTTAATCTTATTCAATCTGTTTAGTTTATTTATAACTTTTAATTTCGCAACAACCAGAGATTTCTGGAGATCAAATAATAATTTTAAGTTTTTCTTATTTGATTCGTCAAAGAATTTGAGGAATTCATCACGCTTTTGTGCTTGAGCAGTTTTACCCTTTTCACTTTTACGCTTATCAATTTCTTTTTGATATTTGTCTGAGATGTATTTTACTAATCCATCTACATGTCTTTGCGTATTACCAATTGGCTTATTTGCACGAACATACGTATTGTTGTATGTTTCTATAGTACGGGCCAAGTCTTGATTGGATTCAATTTGCTTAAGGGTCGTACTAGAAATTTGCTTAAAAATACGTCCAGCTTCTGACAAAGCCTTGGTGACCTCTGCAGTTTCTTTCTTTGTAAGCGTAACCGTGCCAGATAGATCTCGCAGTTGGGCGTCCTGTGCCCAGACAGACTTGACCTTTCTATACTTGCTGACGTCGACTCCGTACTTTGCACGCATGCTTTCGAAATCTTTTCCTTCGTAAGCAGTGTGGAAAACAACTCCAATACGCGCCGATCGAATTCGCTTGGCCTCATCGCTAGAATCAGGGACAGCGTATACAATGGTATTAGGATGAAAAGTAATATAAGATTCTCCATCAATGGTCTCCTTTTTCAAATCGTCAGATGTAAACATCACGTCGCCTTGAACAACACCTTTGATGCCAAGCTTTGATAGCTCGGACAACGCGATTTTCATTTTGTTGTTTAGATCAGCATTCGGGATATCTTCATCGATATCCGCATTTGTTTTATACACCTTTGGATTCTTGTTAAAAATTCCTTTTTTAGCTACGAAGAACTTACCATCAGTTGGATCAATCCCGCAGAAGACAGCAGGTGCGCCATCCCATTTGACTGTTACATCTCTTGCGCCAGCCGAAGTTCCAGACAACATATCGCGCATAGCACGAAGTGCAAGGATAGCTTCACGTGCACCTTTTACTCCACCGTAGATCACTTGATCTTCGATGTGAGTCATGTGAGTGTTTTTCTCTTCAGATAGGTATTGGCTAAACTTAATCATATTTTCCTACTTTGCAGTGAAATCACACATCATACGAGTTGGGTATCCGTCTTTACCCTGGGTGTCTCTGATGTTGATTTTAAATTTGTATGACGCTGACTGGAATTCTACATCGACTCGTTTGCCACGACCGGTTTTACCACCGTAATATACGGTAACATTACCAACTGGCTTTGCAGCCTTTTTCATCGCAGCTTGGTTCATCTCTTTTGAAACAATTCCCTTTGTCATTTTGTGGATGATATGGTAATTATAACCTATTCCTGACTGCAATAACATCTCTATTTTGCGACTGTCTGGTTTAGCTTTAGTGTCGATACTACCCTTGCCAGTATTAAATACTTCAGCAAATTTAATTGGGTCAATACCAAAGATTTTAAGGAGATTCAACCCATCTCTATCGGTAATAGTACCTGCTTTGATCTGAGCTGGAGAGAGGATTTTTCTTACACCTACGTTAAAGAACGTAGTAGTTGTGCCTAGTTTAAGGCTAAGGTAAATTTCACGGTTGTCAGTAACCAATGTGATATCCGTGACTGACTTACCGATATCGAATCCAGATCCTTTTGGGTTATCTAGAATAATGTTCGAACCGAACTTGAGAGGGCGTTTAGTATTCTCGCCACCAACCACATTGACCTCTAGCTTACTTGAATCGTTTAGCTTATAGGTCTTATCAAGGTCTTGAATGGCGGCAAGCATTTTTTTGTCTTTGACTTCTTCGCCGTTCCACCATGCATTCATAGCGTCAGCAAATTGGCCTTCAAATAAGTTACCACGGTTGTTTGCACCACGGTTACCTGATGATCCATTACCGAACTTGAGCTTAAGCTTCTTGATACCAGAGCCAGATACAATGTCAGAAATTTCTGTTTCAGACTGAAGTGCACGAGTAACGTTAATGTTATTCTGCTTCTTCATATCAATATTGATAGGAGCATCAACACTTGGATACTTTGCTTTCAAGAAAGTAAACAGTGCTTTAATCTCGTTCTGATTATCTGGAGAAAAATCTTTTAACTGACTTTCTATCTCTTCGACAGATTTTGGAAAGAAAGAATACATCTCTGATAAAAATTCCTTAAATGGTAACATTTGTCTTATAGCCCAAATTTAATTGTTTATACTATTTATAATAAAAAAGAAGCCGGCTTGCGCCGGCTTTAGGTGGAGAGAGAACATTATATTATAGTACTTCTTCGAAACATTCTATTGCAAGTTGGCGTTCTAGTCGAAAAGCTTCTTTTTCCCACGGATAGTCGGCATATGACATGCTAGTAGGATAAACCTTTTTCTTCCAGCGGATGTAATTTCCATCAAGCGAAACCATTTCATTGCGCACATACTGCTTCAGATGAGTGAGCTCGTGAGTAAGAGTAGAGACTAGATCATATAGACGGAGAGACTTATCCACCTCTATCTCATACTCACGATCACCATACTGCATGCAGTATCCATATGCACCGTCCCGAGACATACAGTTTGTAAGCTTTACTGTAATCTCAATGGTACGGTACCTGGGCAGCATCTTCTTCAGATACCAACCAACAACTTTGTGTGCCAGCTCTTTTTGCTTGGCTGTTCCACCTTTTATCTCAACTGTGTTCATAGAAATCCTTGGTCAGGTTCAGGCCAATCATCGGGTTGAGGACTTTCTAGTTCTTTAATTATATCCTCAACCATATGTTTTGGCGCACCGGTTGAATTGCTGATATCCTCAATAGAGTCACCAGCATAAAACCGTTCTTGTACATCAAATATTAAATTAGACATTCTAGACATAAGGGATCTCCTTACCGACGGCGTAAGATATACGCGTCAACCTTTTCAGCACATTCAAGAGGAAGTGATTGAGCGACTAGGTGTTTGATGCTACGATCAGGAAGACGTCCATTGTACTTTTTAGTATAGTACTCTTTGGCACGTTCGAACCGATTTTCGCCACGACCTTGAAGTTTGACACGGAACTGATAGTCCATGTTTGACTGACGCAAAGACCTATTCATGTTCTTAACCATAGCACGAAGTTCTTCGAGCTGAAGCATATCGTCGGCACAACCGTAGTGGAATGTTCCGATATATGCGTCTGTACGTTTTTTGTCTATTTGAATTCCCATTTGATCTCTCTCCTTATCAATTTATGGTATCATTATACCACACCTTTGGGCCTTTGTACACACTTTTTTTGAAAAAAGTTAAATTATTTTTTGAATTTTTTCAATGGATTCTGGAGATCCGGAAACGGTGATTTCTGGGTTTCCGCCGCCAGGTCCGACCGCGATGAACGATTCGAGTTTAATATCATATTCGGTTAGGAATTCCAGAAATTCTTGAATTGGACAGTCGTACGCGATATCAAAAGTGTAAGTCATATTAGTTCTCCATCAGATTACTTAGACACTATACACCGCATGAAATCATTTGTACACAGTTATTTTAGTAAAAGCTTTTTTTAAACTTTTTTCCTGGCATAATCTCATCACCGTTCATTTGGATGATGCCTTCTTTTTCAAGGATTTTAAGCGTGGAGTCAGTTCCCTTCTGTACTCCCTCTGCAAATCCAGCAATCTTAGCCTTTTTGCTAAGATCCATGACGGATAGTATCCACCAGGCAAGCACAATTAATCCCATCCACCATTCTACGTACACAGGTCTTCCTCCTTGATATAGTCCATAGGACTTACTGACTTCATAATACTCATCTTAAAATCGAGATGGTCGTCATCAAACTTCGACCGATACTCTTCTAGTGTCTCAACTTCAATTGGAAACTCCTTCCAACCGATGGTGTTCTCCATGGCGATAGCAGCGACAAATGCCATAGCATCCTGAGGACGGTCCAGGCCTTGTACAAGGTAGTCTGTACCAGACTTAAACTTCCAATACTGGCTGCCATCCGCAAATCTGCCAGATTCACAGTGTGCACCATAATTTTCTAAGGCCTGGCATGAAACAACAAAAGTACCCATAATGATCTCTCCTCACTGATTATGGTACCATTATACAACAGAAAAAGGGGCTTGTACACCCCTTTTTTTACTTTTTTATATAATATTTAAGTATTAACGAACTTTAATCTTAATCAGATCGAACCGTTCAGGTCCAACAATGAACCACTGGCCAGTTTCGGTGTTATTGAGTAAGTCTCCAACACCAATATTCCTGAGCAGGCCGGTTCTTAAGATAAGCGGGTTATCCCGACTTCCGTTGATTAGCTTCTTAACCTGAGCGCTATCAGTAGCCTCCACATCAGCAGTTTTTTCATACCTGCCTTCTCGGAAAGCCAGGCGTGCATCTGCCTGTGTGAATGCGTTTGAGATGCCATAGAAAACTGACAAAGATGCCAGTTCCCTATTTGCCTTTTTGATTTGATATACGCTGTGTTTAGCCATAAAGTGTCTCTATCTTTTTAATGCCGAGTGCCCAGTTTTCTGCTGCAGACTCAACATAGTGAAGTGATTTATTCGGGAACTCTTCCCTGAAGAAAAATTTATCATTGGAGTCAAAGTATTCAATGTAAGCAATCTCTTCTCTGAAATCCATACAGACATCGGCTTTACCTTTGCCGGCCTCTGCGTAATATGTAGATATCTTCTTACCCATATTTATAACCTTTAACTAAAGAATTTTTCCAACATTTCAATTCTATCGTTTGCTGTTGCCATAGTATCCAGTTCGCACTGAATAGCCTCAACGATATCACTGTGTTCACCAATACCAACACTAGACTTCATATAGACCATAATGTTAGTTTTAGCTCGTTCGAGTTCGCCCTCGGCATGCATCCGCGCTGCCTTGACCAGTTGTTCCTTCATTGTATTTCCTTTCTTACTCTACAAAGTCATTTACCATAGGGAAGATTTTAGTGATTGCTTCGGCACATGCCTTAGCTACTTCAATATGTTCTTTTTGCGTTCCATTGCCTGAACGAAGCTCAATAAAGTGGATCCATGACCGGATCGACCCTTGCATATAAAGACGAGACTTAGTATTACCTTCTGGCAAAACTGCACGTGCCTGCTCTTTTGCGATACCATTTTCAATAGCCCAGTTGTAGTGTTCCTTGGCTTTATCAATAACGTCTTGCTGTCGCATCCGCCATTCACCTTCGAGCTTTGGATCTACGTTATCAATAGAGTTCTGACGATTCTTTGTATCTTGCAAACGTGCTTCGCGCAGTACAAATGAGTCTCCAAACTCACGAGGATCGGCATACCGCTGACTAAACTCTTGGAATGCAAAAGAACGGTGCCGTAGCATCTGACGTGCAATGTCACGTGTTGTTTCGATTTCCATAGTAGCAGAAGCCATTTCAAATGGTGACCAGTGTTTATGCTTTGCCAAGTAACCAAGAAGCTTTGGTGCAGTCTCTTGGTTTAATTGGTTAGATGGATTAGATACTCGTGCGCAATACGCAATCAAGTCCTGTACATCATCAAGTCCAATGATTGCATCAGCAACAGGTTGAGTATATCCGATAAGTCTTACATTCATGCTTTAAATCCTGAAAAATCTAGTTTGTCTTTTTGCGGAGCTACCTGTGGGGCAGTATCCGCGATTAGTGTTTGTGCTGATGCTTCAACATCATACAATCTCATTCTGGCTCGATCGACCCCGATAACAAATCGTTTATTGGTAGTGGGGTCGTTGTATCTATTCTTGAGCTGTTTGACCATGATTTGGCCGAGGCTTTCGAGTTCTTCGTTCGATATGAGGGCGAACATGAGATCTGCAGTTGCAGGAAGACCAAAGGATTCCGACGTGTCTTCAAGGCCAACGTCAGTGTTTGAATATCCGCTTCGAGTTGTCTGAGTCGCCGATACAATGGGCACGTCGAATTCGACTGCAAGTCCTCGAATTTCTTCAGCAATTGACTTGATGAGGGAATATGTATTAACCGATCCACTTAAACCTTTCATTCTTGCTGAAGAACAAATGTTAAGATAGTCAATGAAGATAATATCCGGTTCAAAGCTTTTCTTAAGCTTAAGCTCTTTTAACAAAGCTCGGAAGTGTCCGGTGTGAGCCGAACCAGTTGGATATTCTTTTACAATCAGCTTGCCAATTGTCTTCTTTGCGATTGCCGCTATCTTATTGTCAAAAGTATTTTTGTCGATTTTATCCAGTTGGTCAATGGGCATATTCATCAAGTTAGCATCGATACGTTCAGCAATTCGTTCTTCTGCCATTTCCATAGTAATATACAAAACATTCTTACCTTGGGTCATAGCCGCTGCGCCTACGTGACACATGAATAACGACTTACCAACACCTGTACCAGCCAGCGCGATATTTAGAGTCTTATTAGGTAATCCACCTTTTGTGATCTGGTTAAAGTAATCCAGGTCAAAAGGCATCCTTCCTTCTACTTTGTGGTAAAAGTCAAAGCGATCGTCAGAGTTATTAATATAGTCGTGGCCAATGTCCTGATCAAAGTTAACAGACAAAGCCTCAGATAAAATCTCAGGAATTGCGTTGTTAGTCAGTTCAGACTTGCCATCAATAATCTCAATAGATTTCATAATAGAAAGAAAAACGGCACGATCTTGGCACCATTTTTCAGTCTTTTCTAATAACCAATCCATATCAGCTGGCTCGGGTGTCACCACATCGTTGATTAGATGAGCCGCTGCTTGGTATTTATCAGCTGAAACATTTGTCTCATCTAGTTCGATTTTAAGTGCTTCGCCAGTAGGGATCTTGTTGTATTTACCAACATACTGAAGAACGGTATCGAAGACGGCACGATGCTCGTCTTCGAAGTATTCCTTCTTTAGATATGGGATAACTCTTCGAGTAAAATCTTCATTGGTTAGTAGATTCCTCAATACTGTTGTCTGTAGACTCATCGCCAATCCTATACTTATCGTTTTCAAATGCATCTTGTAAGATGTGGTTTAGAACGTCTCCAATATAGTTATTGAAGTTGTTATCATTCTCAAGTTCTTCTTGATCATGATCACCAGGTTCTAGGATCTGGTATTGGAACTTAAGGTTCGCAATACCATCACCGTTTTCTTCCACATGGTCAATCTTTGCCGTTACTTTTCCATAACAGTAGACCACACCTGCATACTTGGTTTTGAGCTTTACCGCCCATTGTTCATTGAAACCATTGTCTGCAAATGTGTAATCGTCTATTGTGATATCATTATACATCATTTTCATCGAGAAGTAAACCCCCTTCTATCATAGAACGGTAACCAATTGTAAATTGTTTTTTGATGAACTCTTTGAAATCAGTTTCTTCAAGGATTGGTTTCCAGAACTCTTCGGTAAGAGTTGCAGCTGCACGAACTTTAGGATCAAGCAATTCACCAGTTTCACGGTCGACAACACAGTACCAACCATTTGATGGTTTAGCCACATAATTACCGGCCAGAGCAATGTCAAGTAGACCACTGTACTTCTCAATACCGCCATCCCACGATACGCTTACTGGAATCTTAGATTTCTCTTTGACATAACGAGACTTTTCAACGTTAATAATAAAGTCGTAACCAGTAACTTCTGTACCTGTCTTATTTTGACGACGACCCAAGATCCAGATATTATCGGCTGAATAGTAAATGCCTGTACCACCACCCACAACGTCTTTCGGGAACAAACCGATTTCTTTATATGTGTGGTTAATAGCAAGAAGAGAAATATTCTTCATTGTAAGGTATGGGGTAACCATACGGAATAGACCTTTAAGTGCCTTTGCACGAGACATATCTGCAACAGATTTCTCGTTGAGTGCATCCTCAAGTTCTTTCTTTGATGCAAGGTTACCAATAGAATCGATAACAATAATGACTTTATCGCCACGGTCAATGTTCTCAAGTTGGCCAACCAGGTCGAATTTAAGCTGCTCAACATCTGTAATAGGAGTATGCAATACACGACCGGCATCAATGCCAAACGTTTCAAAGTAAGCTTGTGGTGAACCAAACTCAGAGTCATAGAACAACATAACAGCATCTTCATGCTCTCGAAGATATGCTGCAGCCATAAGCAAAGCAAACGAAGTCTTAAAGTGCTTCGAAGGACCGGCAAGAACAGTCAACCCTGACACGAGACCGCCATCAACAGATCCACTCAGTGCAACATTAACCATTGGTACTTCGGTAGTCACAATATCCTTTTGAGCAAAAAGAACCGATTCAGAAAGAATAGCAGTATCCTTAATCTTGGTATTCTTTTTTAGTTTATTCATAATTGACATGTTAATTACCTTTTGATACGCGGATTTGAACTATATCCGCTTCTGTGATTTTACCGTCTTCGATCATTTGATTCAGTTGTTTTTCTGAATATACACTAAACCCCTTACTGGATCCACTTTTTTTAATCCAATATGCTTGAGACGCGTTAATTTTTTGGTTTCGCCGTGGCATTATCTACTCCGTTTGATTTGATGTTGGTATTATTATACCATAAACTCATCTAGTTGTACACCTTTATTTTTAGGCTCACCTTGTCTTTGTTCCCATCCCGAGATCCAACCTGAGTTATTAGATAGGCTAGATGGGATATGGCCAAATGTATCATCACTTCGTGGTACGTAATTCTGACCGAACCGAACAAAGTCGCACATCACATCTTCGTTATCCCGAGGCGCACCACCCATACGTTCACACAGTAAATCCATAAAGGAATCTGTATCATATCCACTTGACAATAGTTTCATACAACGAACTGCATTATTTCCAAAGTATCCATGTGACATATCATCAACCAGATCTTTGTGGTAGTCACCTAAATCATATGAGAATGCAGCGTAGACAAAGTTAAATCGTTTGTGTCCTTGTTCTACGTTATGTTGATTTAAATAGTCAACCACTTCTTTGTGTGTTCTCTTACGACCTTCTTTTGGCATCCAATCCATAAACCGGTCGAGCAACGGTTCAAGCTCATTAACCATAAAATCAAGGCAAGTAACACCCTTACGAGGAGAAGGTGGTTGGTTACCAATAGATGTAAACAGTGGTTTACCTGCACCCTTGGTTTCAACCATGAGATCTTTCATGTCTTGGATATCTCGTAGAGTACCAAAGCGATGTACGATATTATTTCGATAACCGTGATCTCGAGTAAACGATGCACCTGAACCGGTAATGCGGTGTGCCAAATAAACGTAGAACCAGGTTTTAGTATCCCAGCTGTCAGTGATATAGCTATCAACCAGATCCCAATAATCCTGGCCGAGTGCTGGGTTTTTAATCTGATGATGACGCTTCGGTGTTTCTCTACAGAACTTTAGATCCTGTAGAACGTTAGAAAAACCAGCAGCGTTTCGTGTGTAACAATCGTAAATATCTATCTCTTGCATCAGCGGATCGTTTACTGCAGCATCAGCTTCTGGCCCGAGGTAGGATAGTTTACCCCAGTTGCAGTTCTCTTGCAGCCATTTGGCACGCGGATAATAATAGTTGACTAGTACATCTAGTGCTTCTTCATTCAGCCATTTCTTTGACATTCTTTTCCCAATCTCTGTATGAGTCAATTCGATCGTAGATTGTTTCATCTTTTAGCTCCGGTTCTGTTCCGACATTCCAAAATAAAATGTCTTTATGTTTGGCTTCTTCTTTATTGATAAAACGCCAAACCTTAGCATCATACGTACCAATAGTTGGAAAGGGAGGCCAGAGATCTTTATCTTCTTCTTTTGTAAAGGCATACGGATGGCTTATTGGAGTTGCTAAACCAAGCTCACCGGCTTTCATGTTACGTGATACACAAACCGAAGTAAACTTAGCATTAGGCCATGCAATTTGCAGCCCCCGTGTGAGCACGCCCGTGGACGTGGCAGTATACACTTCGTCTGGTTCTTTAAGTTTAGATGCTGACTTTACGATACCAGCAGTAACCATCTCATGCTTTAAACCAAGTGGAATAAAGAAAGCGTTGTGGTGTTCATCAGCCCACTTCTTTGCAATCAGATTCAGGTTAGGCATTGCAGCAATACGATGAAAAGATACCTCAGCACCACGCTCGATACAACATGCCTGGTGAATAGAAATCTTTTTAGATGAGGGCATGAACAGCATTACTTTTTTGTTATGACGTTTTGCCACATCCAAAATAGATACACCAGCCAAACCTGTTCGTGGCTGAACATAAACAATAGTGTCTATCTCTTCAGGTAAAGAAGAAATGAGGCAGTCACCACCACGAACTTTTGATCCAACCAGATAGTCATCACGTACGACACGTACACCATCATGCATTACTACTTCAGGTGTACCATAAGGATCTTCCCAGTCTTTGGCAAGGTTTAAGTAATATTCTTTTGCGTCTTCAAATGTGTAAAGGGGTCCAACGTCCTTGTTGACCCCATCGACTACGTGTTTATTATGAGCCAAGTAAAGTTACTCCCCAATCGTTTCTGTAATAAAATGGTGGAGCAATGTGGAATGATGATCCGTGCTCCATATATGTTTTTGCGTATGTCTCACCATCCATTGTGTACCAATCACGGGGTGGAATAATTATGTTTCCGTTGGATTGTTTATCGAGTTCGTCAATAAAGTGCATTGTAACGTCTCGACGATCAGCGGAAGATCCGTAGAACGGGGTTCCTTTAAAGAATCCAGATTTGGGAATACGGCGACCTTCCCATTCAACGGGTACTGGACAACTATATAGTACTTGCACTCCGAACTTGGATTGAAGAACTTCGCCCTCTCGGATGTACCGACTGACCAAATCTGCCACGTCATAATCATCGTGCCGGCAAATATGGTGCCTAATGTCAATAGAGCCAAAACAGAGATTAATGACGCCAGTAGGTACCACGCCACGGAGCATAGATTCAAAACCATTTTTAAGAGCACCGTGAAGAGTTTTGCCATCGTTACGAAGCACACGATGCCTATGCCCACTAAAAGCAATAGTGTGAGAATCTCCCAAAGTGACTGAGTCATAGTCTAAGTCCTCTTGTTTCAAGGAAGGCACATTCTTCAACCTATTAGAAAGTGCATCACACCATTCTTCGGTAATACCTTCGTAAGTAGTATTTGCGCCAATACGCTTTTTCAGCATTGCTCCATAGTCTGGCATATCCCAATCAAGTGACACGATATTATCACACGAAGCAACTAGGTTGATCCGATCAAATACTTCCTTTGTTGCACCACCAAATAGGTTAAGTGTACCACCAAAGTTAGCACCATGGTCGATGTAAACCTTGTTGTACAATGTAACATTTGGTGTACATTTATTATTAATATCGGCATTAAGCTGCTCAGCCCACAGCTGAGACCAGCCATGGGTGTGAGACTTTGGATTAACCGGTATATTAGATATAGGGTTTGTGATTACACTAGTCATCGATAAACTGCCAAGCAACCCCGGCCTCTGAAAATAGTTCTTGAGTAAGCTTAAAAGATTCTGTCCATACCTCAGGAGTATCTTCCTGAGATGGCATAATTACCTGTTTAACACCAACCTGGATAAGACCCTTTGCACACTCAGAACAGACAGGAAGACCTGTAACATACACAGTAGATCCATCAAGGGAAACACCATTATATGTTGCGTTATAAATCAGATTCATTTCGGCATGAACAACAAATTTATATTTAGTCTCACGGTCATTTAACCGCTCTGGGCTGTGACGAATATTACGGGGAAAGCCATTATAGCCTTGAGCCAAAACCTGGCCTTTATCACCAACTGCCACTGCACCAATCTTACGAGACGGGTCTTTAGACCAAGTTGAGATTTCCTTAGCGAGGCTTAGATAACGTTTATTCCAATCATGACGAAGTGTGGGCAAATCAGTATTCCTTATTTAACTAGATCGAAGTGGCGTTCGTATACGTGGAGATTCATCACTTGCCAGGTGAGATCACCTTTTTCAACATAGACATCAAACTGTTCTGCTAGTGATCCGATGGCATAATCCATAAGATACTGAGCCCACGCATAATCATTCTTATATCCAAATACAACATCGTTTGAACGCATTTGAGATACCATATGCAGCTTACCATCACGGATATAGAAGGTTTGCGCATTGGTACAGATGAAGTCAGACTTGCCACCTTCATCGAATTCAACCCAGATTGATGGACGGTTGTAAACCATTTGAGCACGGCGAGAGTCAGGATTGCCAGCTAGTTCTTCAATAGCCTTGTAATATTGACCATGATACTTTTCAGAAAAAACTAAGTGACCATAGTTTGAATTAATGTTACCATGGGCATCGGCCGAGTACTGCCATGCTGCAGGAGGAGCCTTATCTTTACCATGGATATCATTAATGTTGGTTGACATTGATTCGTACCAAGCTAGCTCGGCATTAATGTATTCCTGGCTTGGCATGCCGAAAATAGATGGTTCATCAGCTATAAAAGATGCACCTAACATTTCGATAGTTTTAGCACCAGTTTTATCAACAGTGAATCGTTTGTGAGCTAGTTCAGATTTAAAGTAATCTCTTACATCATTTACATTCATTCGTCATCACCTTCTGAAACTGTTGCGTGTGTATATCCGGTTGCTGCAAGGAACTCATTAAAGGCTTGACGCATTTCATACACATCGGCATCGTCTACGATTTCCATAGTTACAGATTTCACTGCCGTAAATTCTTGACTACTTTTCGGTGTTTCATATGTTAGGGTATAACTCATGATTTCTCCTTATATCGGTCATCCATATCAGGATGCTCATTGGTGTGAATCATTAGAATCATAAGCTGGCACATGGCATGGGCCAAGTGACGATTGCCTGATTCTGGATCCAGGTCTTCACCACGCCAGTAGGCGTTAAGGTGACGTTGCATTGATGAATAAGTACGTGAATGGGCAGTGTTACCACCATCCATTCGCCAGTTATTCATGCCATACTTTTCAGCGCCGAAGCCAAGAACGACTGATGCCTCTTCGAGGACTTCGGGCGGAAGAAGTGCTAAGTTAGGTTTTCCATTATCATATTTCATTTAAACGCCTTGTTATATGCTGCATTCAATTCTACCACTTCTTTTATGGACGTAAAGTCACCGGCTTCTTTTACTCCAGAGGATATCTTGTAACCAAAGGCTACAGCATCAGCCTCAGTTTTATGACCGCATCCTTTTCCACACCATTGTGTTTTAAACGCAACGCCGTTTTTACATACATAGTTATCGGTATAGAAACGTGTCATATATTTTATGATTTTACCGTCGGAACGAATTGGATACGCGTTAAACTTTTGGGACTGGCCATCTCGAGCAGTGCCATAATATTCACGTTTTACTTTCATAACATATCTCCATTTAATATTGGTATATTATACCACATCCATTAACGTTTGTACACACTTTTATATCGATTAATTTCATTATCCCACTCAAACATCTCGTCACACACGTATGCAATTGTGTAGTCAGAGCCACGCTCAATACGACCACTACGCTCAAAGAAAATGACGTAATCAGAAACATCTTTATTCCACATCACTTTGCGTTCCCACAAAGAGGTACGACCATCCACGCTTTTAGTATAGTTGTGTAATACATTCTGCTTATACTCATCGGACTCACGAGATGAAGAAAATGTCTTGACCTCTACTGATTTACCATCTGGTGAAAACACGTCTTTATAATCATCGGTGTCATCAGTATAACCGCACTTCTCCATAAGGTACCGTTCGGCAATTAAGCCATATTCAGTATTGTCATAACCAGAGTACGCTGGCTTGTACTCACGTTTCATATGCTCACGCAATGCTTTCGCATCAATATCTTTATTTGTGAACGTAGTTCCGACTTCGATATTCCAATTCATATTGTATTCCTCATAACAAATTCTAAAGCACGATCTGCTTCTTTTTCAAGTGGACGACTCTTGTACCAATTGCCATTTGACATATCGAGCTGTCGACAAAGTACCGCAATCTCTTTCGATGTAATTGGGTAGTTCTGACGAACAGCCGATGATGCAATAGAAACCATAAGCTGGTACATCTTATGGTACCATCCGGTACCTGATATATCCTGATATTCAGTAATCATTTTATTCGAAACAAACGGGCAGTTCTCGTACGAAGTCCAGCGGATATCCGTATTAGTAAGTCTGTTTGCCCGTTCTTTCAGTAAAGCTTCTCGAATAGCAGGAGGAAGCTTGTCTATCATACCTACGTTCTGTTTCTCGGCATATTCATGCTTTGACATCATCTCGTAAGGATCAATGTAATTACCAACATTAGTGAAAATAAAGTTGTCAGCACCAGGGTATTGCGCAGGTACGTAATACATTCTAGATAGATCTTTAGTCTGCTTATCTCCGATGTTATCGAGTTCGGTATTGAGCGCAAACCAAAAGTGTCTGATTTTAGACTGCTCAACCGAATGCGTAAGTGGGAAGACGAGACGAAACTTTGGCGAACCACTTTTACTACTAGCAGTAGAGTAGCAAACATAATAATAACTGCCAAAGCGATCTCTAAGTTCATTCTGTAAATCTCCTTTAAACTCATGGTCATCAACGTCAACAGCAGCCCAACCAGACCATGCAATGACGTTATCATTAGCACGAGTGGTATCAGGCTTATAGACAGCAGGAGAGATGAGAGGCGAAGGCTTACGCTTTGGCTTCTCACCCTTTACAGGTTTGTACCCTTCTTCGGCAGCAACATTGTACAACAACTTCTCGAACTGGTTAAAGTCCGAGAAGTCCATACGTTTATCAGTTTTGTTGTCGAATACACTGTCAAATAGTGTTAACGCGATTTCCATAGTTATATCCTATAGAGCTGTCTCAAGGTCACCGTGGTTGCCATCATGAGTAGGTGCTTCCCAACCCTCAGGCTTAATTAGATCTGGCAAACCGAATGGGTTTGGTCGACCTTCTTTGATACCAACAGACTTAGCCATGTTAGCTTCGAAGACACGATCCCATGCTTCATTGGCATCTACTCCAAATACATCGAGTGTACCAATAGCGAAAACGCAGAGATCAATAAGACCATCCACAACTTCCTCAGGATCATTTGCCTCGAAGGCATCGAATGTTTCATCTAGCTCTTCTTTACACATTGCAAGGCGGAACTGAAGGTATTTTTCCATCAGGTCTTTATTGCCTTTATTATTTTCAAACCAATCACGCACACCAAACTTGTGATGCATCATCATAATATCATTTGCCCAATCAGACATCTAGGTTACTCCATTTCTTAAGTTTTTCACGTTTAGCTTCGGCACACAGATAAGATCGATCGAGATCAACCAGTCCATACTCTTGCAAAAGTTGAATCATGCATAGCACATCTCCCACTTCTGACTCGAGTCGATCTGACTGTTTATAGCCAAATCGAATCACTTTAGATGCCTCGACCGATAGTTCAGCACATTCTTCCATCAAGATTGTAAGAAGTTCTTGCTTATTATCCATTACATTATACTCCATTTGGGGGTGTTTGTACACCATTAATTTAAACTATTTAGTCCCATAGTCCTTCATAGTATTTTCCGAACAAGCGGAACCCGTTCGACACACGTTCACGGTGCTCCTTGAGCCCATCCCAATCAACGTGTTTAAAGCTTCCTCCAAGCGGCTTTGTCTCATCATCAATCCACTTCCCGAAGAAAGACATCTCATCATCTTCCTCCATCTTGGATTCAAATGCAAAAATCATTTCATCCATAACCCAATCCCACGCCTGAAAGTGAAACTTGTCAGTATCGTGGTCTTCTGGTTCTTTATAACACTGAAGTTCTTCGGGCCGATCTTCCATATCAACGAATGGTGCCCCGTGCTTAGTTTCTTTAAGTTGAATAAGCATTGGGTGCACGATGTAGGCAAGCGTGTGATCCATACTCCAAGTGTCGTACCGGTGGATTTTAACTTTACGGTTAACTTCTTTATTATCTAGGTACAAGTTAATTGAATGGTTATAAATCCACTGCAAAGCATCTTCGACCTTTTCAAGAAGTGCCTCAAACTTAGTAGTATTCTTTTCCCACTGATAGCCATACTTCTTATTCATATAATTATAATGAATTTGAGAAGTCCAACGATTTATATATGGACCAATATTAACTTTCATTTAAAAATTCTCCAGCTGTGAGGAAGTCCAACACAAGATTAATAGCAAGATCAAGGCTTTCTGCTGAAAGCTCTATATCATTTCTTTCAATCGCCGTATTAAAAGCAAAGGCAACGTCTTCGTATGTGGCATTTGTGTAAATTTCATCATAGTCCCAGTATGTGACTGTGAAAGTTACGCCATCTACCCGCATGTAAAACAGCATACAATCATCACCACCGTCGGTATTAAGTATTGCTATTGTCATGATGTATCTCCCTTTGTTGTATTAGTTATACCACAATCAAACAGAGATGTAAACCCCTAAAATGCACTTTTTCATATTATTTTTCATTTGATAATACCCTTGTTCTTCAACATAAGATATTGCCCAGCTTCATAGTAAGTGCATCTAAGTTTTTTGGCAAGGTCTCGTTGCTCTTTTTCCGCTGCCTCTGCTTCAAGGTCTCGTTCGGTCTTAGCGATCCAACCTTCAGCACGAACAATTGGAGAACCTAGGCAATCTTCGTACGGCTCCATAGTCGATTCAAATTTAAATGTGATATCCTTGTATCCCATCTTATGTGCTTTAATGTGCATTCGTCCTAAGATTTCGTGGATTTCTGTGCGTAAATACTCTCGATGCTCACTCAGAGTTTCATCCAGTTCATAGATGGTCACGTGTTTCATGTTGTCTTCCATATCAAGTTGCCCTTAGCATTTTTGGGCAGTCCAAAGCACCGCACATATAACTCTGGTTGTGAGTAAAATCCATTCCACATTTTCGACACACATTCGAAGAAGTCTGAGTAGGAATAGAACTGCCTTTTATCATCAAATATTGGATAATCCACTCAAGGTCACGTTCAATCTTATCCAGTCTACGAATATACTCTTCCTTGTCACTCATTTAATAATCCAATCCATATTCATAAAATCCATATCCTCTGGCATCAGTTCCCAGCCAAGTTCTTTTAGTTGTGTTAGAGTGCCTGCAATGTTCATGCGCACGATATACGATTCTTTATGACACTGATAGCAAGAACCTGAAGAACCGTAGAAATAAAAGAAATCTCCGCTTTCATGAACTTTGACAATACCACTATTCAAGCGCCACGAGTCGCCATCTAAATATCCACCACTGGTTCCCACAAGAACACGATAGTGCGGTTCGGTTTCAGAAGGCGACTTAACAACCACCCAGTTATCGCATTTATACATTGTGTCACTCATTGTGTTTTTCCTTCATACTTCGCTTTAAGTCGTTCTAACTCTGCTCTTTCTTCACGTTCTCTATCTTCCTTTAACCATGCAATAGCCCGATCCAATTCATAACTACAAGACTTGTTCAGACAGGCAAACCCAACTGGGCCACAGTCAGATAGAGGCGTGTCACAACCTTTGCATAATAGATCATCACTCATCGTCTTGTCCTTTCAGTTCTGCCAAAAGGGTTTCTGCAAATTCCATGTTATTCCTATGGCTGCCGTCGGACGCATTGCGCCGCACCTCAACGTCGTTGTGATAAAGCACAGCAACGTCGAAAGCTGTTCGCACGCAGAGGAATTTATGATCTCCAGATGTCGCCTCATAGGTATCCATAACAGGATCTCTCTTCCAAATTAGATTGTCACTCATCGTCTTGTCATTTCGTTGTGCTGCTTAGTTCTGCGAGGGTGGTTCTAGCACGTGAGCCACCATCAAAACCGCAGATGCCACCACTTCCGTCGCTCCACCCGCCGTAATATTCCAAAGTCTCTACCGCCTTCGCCAGCTTGGCTTCCAGTTCCTCGATGCGGTCAGTGGTAGCTTTGTAATCTTTATATTTTACCCAATCGCCATCACAGTCTTCCGCCATCTCTGCATATGTTCGAGTGTGGTGGTAGTCCAGTTGATACCGCTTTACCAGATCATCACTCATCACGATCCCTCATAGCTAATAGTGCGACCAGTATCTTCATAAATCATTGACCAACCGCATCCATATGCAGGGACTACCTCTACGAATTGTGGCATTTGATTATCATCTTTAGGTCCATGACCACCGGTCAAGAAATATGCACCACTCATTTCTGGTGTTGCGTGTTTAAAACGAATACGTTCACGTTCATAGATTTCAAGGCCTTTGCGCAGTTTTTCGTTTTCGGCTTCCAGTTCCTCGATGCGTGCCTCTGCCTGCTCAAGCTCTGCCGTCACCTCTTGCAATGCGTCCCAGTCCTCCTGATCGTTAAGGTACTTGTTGATTGCGTATGTGTTTCCGTCAGTCATCAAACTTCCTCCACAAATATCTCAGGGTTGCTACCATCCTCGTTACGTTCAATGCGGTAGACGCAGAGGCGGTTTTCTGTAGCCCCACGGTTCACTTTATTTGAAGCCCCGACCCAACCCTCGTAGACGTTGTGCCACGTTGTGATGCCTATTTGGATGTCGTGAAGGTCATATTTACCCTCATCATCAGGCCAATAAGCCCCGCTTTCTGCGTAATTACAGGCGCAACCCTCGTCATCGAAACCAACCAGAGGTCTCTCTTTGTTGTAATAAGAACGCCCCAAGATAGTGACCTTGCTTCCAAATCCATCAACATACTCTGCGGGGAACTCTGTTGGCGGTGTAAATTTACGTTTAGTCATTCTGTTTTTCCTTCATGATCCACAAATAGTTTCAAAGTTTGACAGTCATCTTGGAGTTGATACGAAACACCTGTTACATTATGCTTTGTATAAACACGACCATCGTTATCAATTACTTCAACACGATTAACACGAGAGAAGTCTCGGGCTTGCTCAGCAAACCACTCAGGACTCATTGGTTTACGATTCGGTGGAAGGGGCATCTACAAACTCTCCATTAACGATTTTCATATATTTCGCAGGAGCACTCAAGTCTCCAACACGACGAAAGTATGCACGACCGCCATCTACTGCGCAGTTGCCAACTTGTCGATAGTCGTGACGGTGTTGAGAGTATTCCCAACCCTCTGGGCCTTCAAGCATACCAAACTCAAGGTCTTCAATTTTATCAGCATTTGTAATCATAATCTCAGCGTTGTCTGAGTATGGATTACGGTATAGAGCAAAGTAGCGATTACCAAACTCTGGATGGGGTGTCTCACGATAGAAGACATCAGCTGCAAATGCTGCATGCTCTTGAATAGCTGAAGTGCAGACGTACTTAACACCTACTCCATCTTTTTCAGAGTATAGCTTGCAGACTTTGTCTGTTTCGAATAGCGGTTCATGTTTAATCATCATGTGTCCATTATATAATAGTTACGCGGGTTTGTACACACTTTTATGCAAAAAAATCTTCGAGATTTACAACAGGTTCAGAAGTCCAGCCGATTGCCTCAAGGATCGGGTTGATCGCATCAAGAAATGTCTTATCAAACATCAGATTGTAATCGATGTATTTGTGCAACTGAAACTCGGGAGGAAGATAATCAGGGAAAGTGATTACGTTCTCACGAATCGGGTTTGGTTTTTTGAGGTAGCAGAACTTTACCTTATCACCATTCTGGATCTTCTCGTACTCTTTGAGACCCTTAGTAAGGATGACGTTATTATATAGCAAAGCACCACGGACGTGGATTGGTGTACCTTTCTTATAGATGGCAGCACGGTCTTTCCACTTGATTACATCAGACACACCACGAGGGAACGATATCTTCTCGGGAGGAAGAGACGTAAAGTGATCACGGAACTGCTGAATCGCACGTTGAGTATTTGTCTCAGAGCCAGTCATGATAACCTTAAACAAAGCTTTCATGCCATCACGACAGACCTCGGGAGTAGAAGACTTAACAGCTTCGATACCCATGATCTTGAGCTTAGGTTCTTTGTACTCAACACCTTCTGAGTTGTGAACGTTTAGGATGTAACGTTTCTTGGCAGTCCATACACCTTTATCGGCAATAACCTCACGCTCCATTACCATCTTTTGCTGGTAAGAGTTGAGCTGAGTTGCCATACCATCATATGACTTGGCAATAAGAGGTTCGAACTTATCAGACACGATCTTGTCAATAAGATCCACAACCTCTTTGACAGGCCGATCTTGCATACCAAGCTTCTTGACAAGAGGACCAAAGTTTACATAGTTTGAATCGGTGTCGATTGCAATCACATAGTCTTTGTTCTTAGTCTCACACACCTTATTCATGAAATCATTGAATGTCTTCTCAGCCCAACGAATTGCAAGCTGGCCGGTAAGCGTAATACCCTCGGCCATACGCAGATCGAAGTGACGGAACCAACGGTTACCCATTGCACCATAGAGTGAGTTCATCAAAATCTTGGCAGCCATTTGCTGATTGTCAAGGGTAGACACCTGCTTCTCGAGTTGATACACTCGTTGCTTATCAGTCTTATCTACGTTAACCAGCTCTTGCTGTGCACCAAGCATTGCTTTCTTGGTTGTCTTACGTTCGGCATAGATCTTCTCAATAATCGCAGGAATGATACCTTGACGATCTTTACGATACAATGTGCCGTTAGCTGCCATGGCAAGATTATCGGGATCAGGATTGAGACCGTTGCGTTGAGTGAGGCATGAGTCAACATCTACACCTGGAACAATATCATCGATAATAGTCTCGGGAGACATATTACACTGCATAATAATGTGAGGATAGAGTGAGTTCAAATCGAAAGAAACAACCCAGTCGTGCATGCCAACCTTTGGAGGTTTAACATAACCACCGGCAAAAGCAGTCTTCATCCGCTCTTCGTTAGGCTGAACCACAATACCTTTGTCATGCAGATCACGATAGATGATCGAATCCCAGATAGCGGTAGTGCCTAGTGTGTCACCATAGTTGACACCACCACGGTAAGCCAGAGTCATTGCAAGGTTAATGAGACCCATCTTGTCATCGAGTTTGTATACGATACCAACGTCTTTGATGTTATAGTCACCAAACTTTTGAGGATCTTGCTCATACAAGTCTTGCAAGTCTTTGTACTCTTCGTACGAAAGCTTCTTCTCACCCAGTTCAACGTGGGCAATATGGTCAAGTTTGTAAGATTCTTGGGCAGTGTAAGTAAATTTCTTGTACAGCTCAAGGTAGTCAAGCTCAGTCACGCCAACAATATCATAGTACTGTTGCTCACGACCATTGATCTTTACAGAACGTTGGCTGACACGGTTCCAGGGGGAAAGTTTGTTGGCATACTCCTCGCCAAGAAGTTTGACGATACGATTGACTACGTATGGAGTATCGAAGAACTTACAGTTCCAACCAGTAATAATGTCTGGTGTATTTACAGGAGAAGACCACCATCCAAGGAAGGCAGTCAATAAGTTAGCTTCGGTTGCACAATAGAATGCTTCTACCTGTACTCCGTCAAGATCTAGTTCTGACTTAGAACGATCCCATTCTTTGAGGTACCAGAGGTAGTAAGTATTGTTTTGATTATTGCGATAAGCAATTGCATTGATGGGGTTGTTTGCATCGGCAGGATCTGAGTAACCGTCTTCGGTTTTCATCACCTCGATATCGTAAAAGCCTACGTTCACTTGGTCAGGATCAAATGCGATCTGGCCAGGGAACTTCTCTTGAACGAATTGGGTAACATAGTTAGTGTTACCATACACCTTAAAGTTAGGCATATCTTTATAGCGATCGACAAAGTCTTTTGCCTCACGCATGTCATCTAACTGTACGCCAGATACCCTTGCGCCGTCAAGCGCAAAGGTTTCTGATTTAGGATTAGGGACGAAGAGAGTGGGTTTGAATTTTACCCGCTCATGGACACGATGGCCACCCTTGTACCCGCGATAGAGTAAAGAGTTGCCGTACCGTGTTACGTTTGTATAGAATTCCAAGTGTTAACCTCCACATGATTGAGTATATTATACATCAGTCTTAAGCGAAAGTACACAGTTAAATGATAATCTTTTTATCTTGTGTGATAACCTTGGAGAACATCTGTTGGTACTGCTTACGTAGTCCGTCAACAGGATCAACAACAAACATAATAAAGTTAGATGCGATAGTCATTCCTTTAGGAGCATCTGAATACGCCATAAAGGGAGCCAAGCCGAGAGAGTTTTCTTGAGTGGGGATTAGGATTGCAACGTCTTTCAAAGTGAAATGATCTGGACCACCAGACAATTCGCACATAAGTTCTTCGCCAGTTGCTAGGCGTACGATTTTAATTTCAGACATATGAGTCTCCATAATAAAGTTAAAAAGAGGGGCGAAATGCCCCTCTCGAGTTTAGTCTTTCTTTGATACGAAAGAATACATTTCTTTGGCTTTTTCCATAAGGTCATCCATAGAATACATAGTGTATGCCTTCTGAACTTCCTCGACGGTTTTTTTGCCTTGTTCGGCCATGTTTTCAACAAACTGAATATTCATCTGACACTGTTGGTCCATATATTCTTTTGCAAGCTGAAGCATTTCTGCGCGGATTTCGAATGGGTTCTTGTTCATTATTTCATCACCTTGGCTGCGGTTTCACCGCTTGCGTTCATAAAGTCAGACATTGATTTCATTGCCACTTTAGTAAAAGCGGTTTGGGCTTCAATGAAAGCGTGAAGTGGTGCAGACAATGTTTTGTCTTTTACCAATGTATCAACCGCAGTTTTCTTTGTAGATTGAATGTGGTCGATAAAGTAGTTAGTTGTAAAGTCATTAAACATGTTAGTTATCCTGTGTGTTGTGTGATAGATGGGAGGCCTTTCAGCCTCCCAAGATATTTATTTTTTTAGCTTTTGAATCTGAAGCATACATTGTTTTGCTTCTTCATACATACCATGATTTGCCAAATGAGCAGCAGCTCGTGCGTAGCCAATGATCTCACAGTGAGTCATAAACTTTGCGCCTAGACCAGCAAATGGGCTGGTGATAAGGTTATAAGCGATAGCCGTCATTACAAACCCCTCCGTTTCATATCTGCAGAACCATGTGCGATACTGTAGATATCACCACGTGAAATACCGATATCATTAAGCTCTTTAGTAGTAAGTGCATTCAACTCTTGAATGGTCTTTGCTACCTCTCTAGCATATTTGTATGATTCGCGTAAACTCACGATGTGTTTAAAAAGGATCTGGAATGGATTTCCCAGATTCGGTAAGTAGTTGACTAATGTGGTCATTGTGTGTTTCCTCGTTTTTTCCAATTGAAATTTTACGAGGACGCTTTTCGTCTGGAAGTACAACCTTCAATTGCACAGCAAGGATTCCTTCTTTTAGATCAGCTCCGTGTACGTGTACGTACTCAGACAGCCTAAAGGTTCTATGGAACTTCTTAGCAGAAATACCCTTGTGGATATAGTTTCTGCCTTGACTTACATGTTCACCTTTTACCGTTAACGTGCGGTCGTTTACTTCGATCTCGATCTCATCACGCCTAAAACCCGCGACAGCGAGTTCGATTTGGTAATCGTGTTCGTCAATTCTGACAATGTTATGAGGGGGATAGTGATCGTTGGCATGCCTAGCTGCTCTGTCGAGTTCATCTAGCATGTGATCGAAACCTACGAATGAGGCACGTGGAAACAGTGATTTTACGCCTGTCATTGTTATCTCCTTAGTTTTAAAGCAAGATTATATTAAGGACCCGGACCATCCGGCATCCACAGTTATTTATAAAGGTTAGTTATCTGCTTAATAACCTTTTTTAAATAATTGCGATCACGCTGGTATCTGGTAAGATAACAGCCTTTTCGCCTTGGTGAGTGACTGGAACGCCATCACCCCATTTTACATAGGCTTCATCACCTACGTTACATGTTTTTGTGTCAGGACCTACTGCCTTTACAATAGCAGATTTTGATCCTGACTCAACGTCGCTCTGAAGAATAATCCCGCCAGCAGTTGTCTTTTGGGCTTCTTGTTGAACAACGTAAACATAGTTCTGTGTTGGATTCATATATTACGTATTTCCGATATTATATTTGGGACATAGTTCCCATTGTTGTTTTTCCTTGTGAGGAATAACTTTAATCTGACGAAGAGGAGCTTTATCAGTCGCCTGAGCTCCATTCACGATATCCAACAAACCCCAATCAGAAAGCAGTGTTGCAATCGTATTACGGCGTTGTACATCATTGTCCATCAGATTCGACGGTTTCCCGTCTAGCATGAATAACTCTTTAAAGTGAACAATAAAATATCTACCCTGCTTGTGCAAGATATGACAAGATTGGTAAAGTTTATTGTCCTTACGGGAAGCGACACCGATACGGGTGAGGGTTTCTCGGATCTTTAAAAAGTCATCCGGTTCTTTGAGCGTGATTTCCAGCATCATAGCCGGAGTCCACGTTACTTCGTTATTTGGTTTTTCCACCTTTATAGACCTTCATTTTCAATTCATCAATTTGATTTTTAGTTAATACTCTAAGCACTTGACGTGCCTTCTCATTGCTATAGCCATAATATTCTTTAATGGCGTCTAACGCTTCTATTGTATCTGGTTTGATCCATTTACTAAAGCGCTTTTTGCTTCTGATAGTATTTATAAGAAAATCAAATTGAAGTTTCGAGTCTACGTGATGACACCGGTTCATCTCATTAGCGAGAAGAACTGTGTCCGGAAAGTAAGAAAGTCCACGGTTAACCATATAGGCACTGTAAGCTTTCTCGGTTAAGTCATCAACCATGATATTCTTTTTGGTTTGATTGATGGCATTTAGATAATCAAAAGGGTTCATAATCCAATAAGTCCTAATCCATGGTTTGCGATCGCATTTAAGATAATAAAGACTCCGACAAGAACTTCGAAGAGAACGATTACGGTACGTACTATCGCAACCTTATCGGCCTTCTCAGCATCGTCGAAAGCTTTACTACCTAGTGCTTTTGCCCATATTGTCCACATTACTGCCACTCTGCAGCAGCCATTACCTCGGTCATGCATGCGACAACGTTAAGCTCATGATCAGCAACAAAAGCATTTTTGTACTGATAGTCAGCTAGGATAAGAACAATCTGAGGAATAGAGTGAGGTTTTAGGTTATCACTCATATTGTCATAGATCTTACGGAAGATGGCATGGGGTTCAGTATCCATATTGTCTGCGACCCACTTACGCATCTGTTTAAAGTCTTTGTTACGTAGGTGAGAAATAAGACCTTTGACACTATCATCAACCAGGTTAACCAACACACCTGAATCAATAGTACCAGACACGGAATAACGCTGACACTCGTTTAGAATACGACGGAAGTCGGGGAAATACTTTTGGACAACTTCAGCCACAACCTTTTGGTCATAGGTAATGCTTTCCTGGTCAAGTACTCCAGTTACTCGTTTAAAGATACCACCAGCAATTGCTGGCTTTTCACTATTTGGAATAGCGAAATCATAGACACTGCACCGAGAGTGCAACGGCTCAATGATACGGTTTTTAAAGTTGCAAGTCAAGATGAACCGGCAATTGTTTGAGAATTCTTCAATGAATCCACGCAATGCAGGTTGAGTTGATTGTGGGTTTAGGTAATCAGCCTCATCGAGGATAACAACCTTGTAACCACCTTGCAATGAAACCGAAGAAGCAAACTGTTTAATCTTACCACGTAGGGTATCGATATTACCTTCTTCGGAACCGTTGACTACGATGTAATCAAGCTCGAGCATATTGCACAAAGCTTTGGCTACCGTAGTCTTACCGACACCAGCCGTACCACTAAACATCATGTTTGGTAGTTCACCAGACTTGGCGATATCGGTAAAGGTTTTAGTCAAAGACTTGGGAAGTACACACTGTTCGATTGTACGAGGGCGGTACTTTTCTACCCATAGAAATTCAGACATTCACGTTCTCCATAATTTAATATACTCTTATTATACACCATAATAAGAAATTTGTACACCTATAAATAAGGATATGAAAAAAATACTTCTCATGACCATATTCCTAGGTGCTTGTTCAAAGGCACAACCCGTAGATTCAATAGGACCTATGGATGGTGTGGTATATTCAGCCGCGGTCAGGTTAGGACTAAACGAAAACGAAAATCGCCAAGAATTGAAATCATTCCTTGGCATCGATCCGGTTTATTACGAGTGGTGTGCAGCATTTGTTAATTCAGTCCTAAATGAAAACGATATTCCTGGATCAGAGTCAGTCAGCGATTACCCGCTTACAGCAAGAAGTTTTACTAACTGGGGTAACCGAGCAGACACCCCAGAAAGAGGAGATATCGTCGTATTCCCACGTGGTAATCAGGGATGGCAAGGTCATGTAGGATTCTATGTAAGAACCGTTATGGTTGATGGCAAAGAAATGTACATGATACTTGGAGGAAATCAATCTGACGAAGTTTCATTCGAACTGTTTCCTGCAAGTTCTGCAATCACAATACGACGTAGGCCCATGGAGTCAGTCAGGGAATTGAACCCTGCGACGATAGATGATACGACGCCTTGGTATCGGTTACCGCTAGCAAGCCTGCACTGACATAACTGGTCGGAGTACAAGGATTCGAACCTTGGACCTCTTGGTCCCAAACCAAGCGCACTACCAGGCTGTGCTATACTCCGATATGCTGGCCGTTAACCTTTTGAGGTAATTGCCTCATAAAGCTCGACAAGTTCTTCTTGCTCTTGCTGAACCGTCGTAAAGTTTTGGCGGTGATAGATGCTTGCCAATTTACGCACGTATTTCTTTTCAAGACCAAGATCATCGTTTACTTTATCAATCACGTCTTTTTGGAAATCCTTCTCGGCGTCAACCCGGGTCATTGAGTTAGACATTTCTTTGATAGAAGCAAGAAGTTTTTCACGATCAGCGGGGTTAGACAACATTATGTATTCCTCATAGTATAAAAATAAGTGGCTCCCTGTGCTGGGCTCGAACCAGCGACACATTGATTAACAGTCAATTGCTCTACCAACTGAGCTAACAGGGAAAAGGTGAGGGCTAACCGTTGGCCCTCGTGGATGTATTACGGCATCACCCGAACGGCTTGAGTGAATTTCACTCAAACAGTATTACTCGGCCGGTGCTTCTTCTGCTTCGGCTTCTGCTGGTTCCTCTTGCTGAGGTGCATTAGCTTGTACAAAAGTTGCGATACGACCACGAACTGCACCAACCGATTCTAGCTCAGTACCTTCAAATGCACCGCGCTTTGAACACACGTCGATGATTTGAATTACCGCAGCCAGATCGCCGAGGCCCAATTGAGGCGCCTGTGCTTCTTCCGCACCCTGAGTTTCTGTTGCTTCAGTCATTTTATTCTCCATAAGTTGAGTTTTTCTCGAGAGCTACCCAATACTCGACTGGAGTATTGAGATTCTTAAAATGTGAGATGAGACGTTTAGAGATAACAACCTCGTAATCACCACTCACAAACTTAAAGTTGTTAATATTAAAGATGAACCTAAAGGCATCATCTACAACTTCTTTGGCATCTACTTCAATATCAAATGTATTTGAAGTAGAGTCCTTCACATCAGTCACTTTGATCGTAAGACCAGAGTTACCGGTGGATTTAGTAACCACTACATCTGTAACACCCAAGGCACCGGCAGCTTTTCGAAGCTGGCCCATATCATCTTGAGTCAGAGTAAAGGTTACCTCGGCGGATGGCATGACGATGTCTTTTGATGGAGAGGTCAGAATATCCGGAGCACTAAAGAAGTACTTAACTGCGCGACGACCTTGGGAGATTTTGAGGGAGAGAGCGTCGTCTGCTACGTTAAGTTCCGGATCATCGAACATGCCTACCACGCCGAGGAACTCGTTGAGATCGTAGATACCAAACGAGGTATCAAACGATTCAGCTACAGAAGCTTTTGCAAGAATATTCTTGGCTTCTGAGATTGTTTTTAATTCAGATCCCGTATTGATAACGATGTTGCTGTTGATCCCAGCAAAGTTTTTCAATACAGATTGTGTGTCATTACTTAGTTTCATAATTCATTCCATTCACTGTCACATTGATATTTCGATAAGCCTGATCCCATTCTTCGGGAGTAGCAGAATTTATTGACTGATATGTGGTATTATATATCACTTCATCAGGTTTGTACATAGGCTTTTCATCTTTTTTTTCACTTTTATTATCAAACTCAAGTAAGAAAAGAAGATTGCAGATCGCATGAGCCGTGTGGTTGATACCAGTCTCATCATCGTTTTTCTTACCCTGCATGTACGCAGAGATATGGCGCAATGCTGCAGCCTCATAACGATGGCGCTCAACATGTTCCCAGTTAAAGCGATCATACTTATTTGCACCATATGTCAGAACCTTGACTACTTCGTCAAGTGCCCCGAAGGGCACAAGACTGTAGTCAGGTTTCTTATGGTCGTGTTTAACTCCATGACTCATCATTCACCTCCTCAGAAACAGGTTGAGCGGCGTCAGCGTCAACCTTAGTATATAGATCAAGGAAAGCTTCTTTCGTATCAGCATCAAAGCGTGAGATACACAACTCAAGAGCTTTCATCTTGTTGTCAAAGATCGAGTAAGACTGCACGATGTGACAGAGACGTCGAGTAGAGATAACCTCATCAACACCACCATCTTCAAATGTCTTACGGATCGTTTCGCTCCAAATAACCAAGTTAGCAGCAAAATCTTTGTCAACCTTACCGAACTTTTCCATATGCTTGATCAGGATCTTGCGTTCAGTTGCAAGCGCAGCGTATGGTTGTTCCATAGTAATAGTAAAACGCTCAAGGAAAGCTTCATCAATAATAGTGGCAGCAATAAACTTGCCATCATCAGAGCCTTGACCTTTTGTGTTTGCAGTAGCAAAGACGTTGAAGCCCGGAGCGGGGCGAACCATCTCACCAGTTTTCTTAATCAACACTGGCTTCCCTTCCATTACACCTTGGAGGGACATGATTTTATTTGAGCCACGATCAATCTCATCAATCAAGAGAATCGCGCCCCGCTCCATTGCCTTGATGACCGGGCCTTTATTGAATACAGTCTCACCATTAATAAGGCGGAAACCACCGATCAAATCATCCTCATCTGTTTCAGGAGTAATTTGAACGCGTACGTATTCACGACCCAAGCGGGCGCAGGCCTGCTCAATCATCAAAGTCTTACCGTTTCCAGATAGGCCGGAAACGTAAGTCGGGTAAAAAATGCCTGAACGAATAATCGATTCAACATCTTTAAAGTGTCCCCATGGGACATACGTAGGATCTGCATCAGGTACAAATACTTCGTCATTAACAATAGATGCAACGCCACCACTCATCTGAGGTGCCTCTTCTTTACGGCGGAATGGCAGTAGCTGAGCTTCTAGGTTATAAAGGCCACGGCGAACCTTAGGCTGAGATGTAGTGAATCGATAAGACTCACTATCTTTGATGCCTAGTTCGCGGGCAACCGCCGTTACGGTTTTAGGATAAAATTCGTTTGTATCGGGAAAACGGGTAGCAAGTTCACTTGCGAGTTTCACAGTATTCATAATATAGTCTCTCCATCACATTATCAATAGGTATATTATACTA